GGAGGAGGAGAAGGAGGTGGAACTGCTGTTGCCGCTGCAATTGATGTTCGCTACACAGTAGAACGAATTAATAGCATTGATTATGTAACTGCTGATCAGTTCCAGACTGGAATGCAGCAGGCTGCACAGCAAGGTGCTAAACAGGGTGAACAGCAAACCCTGAAGCGTTTACAAATGAGTGGTAGTACACGTAAGAGGATCGGGATATGAGTCAATACGCTTTAGGCCATGTCGTAACGATCAACGCCTTGCGGGAGTCAACAAATAGCAGCACTGAAGGGTTGTTTGTGCAGTTCCGTTTTCAGAACTTTTTTATTAATCAAGACATGACATACACCAATGAGGATGGAACCAATTCCTATGGTTTTGTGCCGTTTGGTTTTTCTGGTGTAACCGTAAACCGTACGGGGGACGGTATGGAGGCTTCTCTTGTTTTCCCAAACAATGATTTATCTCGCGGATGGGCAGTTTTAGCAATTAGAGATCATTATGTTGTTGAGGTCGAAGTTTTGATTGTTGACTCAACTAATCCTTCGAGTGGTACGCATACAAGCGTGCATAGTTACACCGGGCAGATTACTGGTGGTACTTGGGACAACGTATCGCTAAATCTGCAAGTCAGCTCAGTGTTAGACGCTGTTGGAACCGACATTCCAAGGCGTGCTTTGACCAAGAAACTTGTTGGCAATTTGCCGGTTGCAAATAATGTCCGATTGCAGTGATCTGATTGGAATGCCGTATCGGTTTGGTGCTGACGGAAGTGACGGCCATATTGACTGCATCCATCTTTGTTATCAAGCCTTAGAGCGGATGGGTATTGACGCGCCACCGTTTAAGCAAAGCTGGTATGAGGCAAGCAAGTGGGATGTATGCCGGGATCTAATGCGGTGGGGTTTGCGAGTTGAAAAGCCCGCGTATGATGGGGACATTCTGCTGCTACCGCAGCAATCCTGGGCATTCGCAGTCACATGGCAAAAAGGGATTCTGTATATCGGCCCAATGACGCAAAAGGTGCAATGGTCATTGGTTCGAGCATTTACGACGTACCACTGCTTCCGTATGAAAGGCAGCTAATTGCAACGATTGGGATAACTGAAGAAGAGTATCGAGCATTTACAGCTGAGGTTAGAAAACGTGGAGCGTTACGACCAGCGGAGTATGAGCATATCCCTGATGTTCAAAATGATGCCACTACAGCAATTCTGGTCAACTTAGCGATCAGCCTTGTGCTGACTGGTGTCTCATACCTGCTGACACCAAAGCCAAAAATGCCACGCGCTCAAGGCGGTGGTGTAACTGATCTTGGCAGCATTACAGGGGCCAATCGTTTTACGCCTTCACGCGGCTTTGAAACGCTTGCAGAGTTAGCAGATTATGCCTCACCTGTTCCCATAATTTTTGGGATGTATAAAAACGATATTGGCGGAATGCTGGTTACGCCAAAGCTGATTTGGTCGCGGATGTTTAGCCATGGAACGTCGCAAAGAGCGAAGCTTATGTTTGTTGTCGGCGAACAGGGCGTCAATGATATTGGCATTGATAAGCCAGAATTAGAGGGAATTTTTCTAGGCAACAATGCGCTAGATGCAATTTTTGAGGATAATTTTGCTTTTTACTGGCATAAGGCATCTTTTTCAAGCAACTTTCGCATTCGAGGAAGTGACAAGCAATATGGAACAAGAGGGCCTCTTGACTCTGGAGATCCAGGAGTAGGCAGGGGGGACGATGATGATGTTTTTGAGGTTGAAAATCCAGAGGGTATTGAGCCTAATGAGCTTTTTTGCCATGCTTACACCCCTTCTAACTCTGCAACGTTTGGGTGTCACAGTCCAATCGCAAACGGCACAAATTTTAGGGTCAACTATCAATTAAATCTTATCGCAGAAGATAGCAACCAGGCTCAAAAAAAGGTGGTTGTACTGCAGCGAATGAAAATAATGGGGGAATCTGGAGCGGTTGATGATGGCAAGTCTTTAAGAGATCGAGGCATCATGCCAAAAAGCGCAAACAAAGAGGAACGTCAGCCAATTATTGACAAATTTCACGATGGTGATGGAAGAAACTATAGCCCACGTATGGGAATTGTTGAATATAACGGTACAAGAAACGACGACACCAACAATACATTATTTATCAACAGAAGATTTAAGACCGTAATTGAAAACGTAGCAAAAGGCGACACAATCGTGTTTTCAATAAAAAATTCGAGAATATCTGAAGATTTTTACCAAAGAGAAGAAGGCGGAGCGCCTGTTGATGACATAAATTCTACAGTCGTTTCACTGCAGGAAGAGGCTGACGGTGCAATGCAGCTTGGCGAGCATTTTATGATTGGCGGAAGTATTTGGAAAGTAACACGTAGAAAGCTGCAAAATTTTGAGCCATCAGAGGACGGAGGCGATGATCAAAGGATAACAATGGAATGCGTGGATACATCAACTTCAAGATTCAGAAAGATTGGAATTGTTAGCAGGGATTTAGTTATTGAACCGCAAGGCACTGGCAACGAATTTATAGGAGACAGCGGTGTTGGCGATCAATCAATTGGAGTTGGCGAAGGATTTTTCCCCTTAACGCAAGTTGCGATTGCAACTATCAAAAACAGCAGGCCAGCATTTATTACTGAGATCGGGCTTAAGAGCACTGTGTTTCAGCGTTTAAACGGGCTGTGTAATTTTCAGAATTTACCTGACCAAAAAGAGATTGAAAACTCTGAAAGCAAAAACATTCAAATAAACAATGGAACGATAAGTGCAACAATCCGTCGTTCTTCGATGTTTAGGATTTACATCAGAGACGCTAGGGACAATGGATCAACCTTCCAACCGTTTAGTCAAAATCTTATCTTTGTCGTCCAAGGCCAAAGCCCAAGCGCCCAATATAATTACATAAAATTTATCAATCAAGATCAACAGCAACGTCAGCTTGAGTTTAAATTTGTGCCCTTTCCTTGCTCTGAATTTAGAGCAATTGGAGATACGGATAGATCATTTACGTTTGTCGTCTTAGATCAATCAGCAAGCACCGCTAACGCTGCTGAGCCCAACACGGTCACGCTAGGCCCTAGAACGCTTACTAATGGACTTAATATGCAAATTAAAGTTTCTGGCAGAAGCTTTACCGATAAGAGAGGACTTAAGGGCAATAATGAATTTAAAAGAGCGCCCAAAACAATTGCTGCTGTTGAAGAACCTACATATCCAGATGGAGTTATTTTTCATTCTGCTTCTCCTATCGTAGCAGTAGGAAACATTGCGGAGGTTGGTGAAATTTTATCAAGAGTGCCCGCAGGACGAAACATTGCAAATGAAGGCATCACTCAAGGCAAATTGTCTGCTTTTTTCTATGCAATTGCCGGAAGTGCCAGCACCTCAAACGTAAGAAATGGAAGGTATCTTTCTATACAAACAGTTGAATACATAGACGGCCAACAAGGCAAATGGCTTCATCTGCGATGGAGACTTAGAAAAGTAGTAAATGACAGTGGGCTAGCGCCGGGTGAAACTCATCGCTGGGCATTTGACGACAGTGACGGCAACTCAATAGTTACTATCTTGGGCAGCGGTGGAGGGTTTTCTGCTGGAGAGATAATTGAAGTAAAGAGAGGATCTGAAGGCACTGATGTTGCAAGCGGTCAGTCAAGTTATCCAAACACAAACCCTTTTGTTAACAACCATCCTGATGGAACAATGACATTTTCAGGCATGAGGTTTGTGGTAAGAGCAGTTACTGAAGACGTAGATTTAGCTGCTAGATCGCAAGCATGGCGTTATGAAGTTTTTGGGGCAGTAGACCTTGACCCGGGTGAAACTAAAACTGTTTCAGGATTTGTTTTTAATAAAGGCTCGAAAAAAATTACTGTTGATTTGACGGCTACCGTGAGAAGATTTAGTGCTCCGATTGTTGGTCAGTATCTTGGCTGGACAATTGGTAGGGTTACACAAGTTCTTGAAGGAACAGCCACGTCAGTTGGTGAATGGGAAATCGGTGAAACATTTTCAGATAATCGTGTTGTAAGCAGTAATAATCCATTCCGGACTTTGTATAACGCTGTCGGGCAAAACTATGAAATTAGCAGCGTAAAATCAGAACGAACCACTGATCCCGTTACCAGTTCAGAGTTGGATTTTGCAGAGCAATCGCAAGTTTCAGACATCAGCGCCTATCGTAATTTTGTTGAAAAATCAAACAGTACAGCGCCTGAGCATGAAATTGTTTACATCAACGAAGTGCAAATAAATGACAGTGAGGCCAACATGTTTAACTTAACCCTTGCTGGATTTTCACTTAAAGCAGGACGTAATTTTACCGCTCTTGATCAAATGCGAGTGTGGCTAAAGAACGGAATAGCAGTGGAGCGGTTACATCCAACAGTCGGTCTTTCTGGTTCTTTTTACGGTGATACTGCAAGCCATGGCCCTAGCAATTTGCTGACAGACCTGATGTATTTTATGTTTACGGATCAGACCGCTGGAGCGGGTGGTTTGCTGGGAATGGACGGCAGCAGAAGTTACATGGTCGAAAGAAGCGATTTGGTGCTGACTTCTAAGTTTCTTGTGAAAAACAATTTGTTCTTTAATGGTCCAATCGTTGAACGTACCAATTTACGGCAGTTCTTCAGTGATATTGCGCCGAGTTTCTTATGTAATTTTTCAATAGTCAATGGCAAGTTCTCGTTAAAACCTGCTTTTCCGGTTAATGACGATGGGACTATAAAGATAGGCTCTATTGAGCCAGAAGCTTTTTTCACTGCCGGAAACATTCTTGAGGACAGCTACAAAATTGAGTACCTTGGAGCGGAAGAGCGTCGTGCTTTTAAGGCTGTTGTTCGGTATAGGCAAGAACGCGCCAATCAATTACCAGAAGAGGCAGTTGTCGAAGTAAAAGGAATTGATGGTACTGGCATCTATTCTTCTCCTGGTACTAGCTTGCTGCCTCAGGAAGAGTTTGATTTAACGCAGTTTTGCACGTCAAGAGATCATGCGGTTTTAGTGGCAAAGTATTTCTTGGCTCTAAGGGCTTATGTAACTCATACGATAAACTTTTCTACGACAGCAGAAGGATTAAACATTGGCGCTGGATCTTTTATCAAAGTAACGACAGAAGCAACTCCTTACAACTCTGCAAACACCGGAACTGTTGATGCTGCTGGAGTTATTACAAGCGTGCGAGATATGCCAGATGGAGATTATCCTATTACTTATTTCAGGTCAGGCGATGGGGAGGTTGAGACAGGCAGGCTTATCGTGTCGGGAGGCAAAGTAAATGACTCTACATATCACAGTATTTTATTTACTGTTACTATTAGCGAAGTATCTCAGAACATCTATGTTGTTGAGCAGTTGACTTTTACTCAAGACGGCATCGTTGATATTGTTGCTTCTGAGTACCCTTGCGACAGTGAGCAGCGAAGTAAAATTGCCTTAGCTGCACTAAGATCTAATGACGCAGGCTGGAGCGTTCAGTCATGACCTTCCCTATTACTAAAACGAACGGTGGCGACTTAGTGCCAAGCGCTCGCTCTTTTGAGTCAGGTGACTATCCAGTCAAGACTTACAAGGCTCAAAACGGTGCTGAGCACAGAATTTTGTATGGCAGCAATCGCACCAATATGAAGCTGTCGCTGACTTACGCAAATATCCCTGATGCAGATGCTGAGCAGTTTTTAGACCATTACGACTTGGTTCAAGGCACGTTCCAAACTTTTGCTCTTGGGAACATCAATGGATTTAACCCAACTCGTGGCGGCTGGGAAGGCAATAATGACGCTTTAGGCGCTCAAACCCATGGCAACAACTACCGCTATGAAGGGCCACCACAGGTGGCACAGGTAGCTTCTGGGCGTAGCACTGTTACAGTGAATCTGATTGGCGTGCTCTGATGGCTTACTTCACTGGCGCTACCGGCAAGCTGTTTTTAAATAACACGACGAACAACAGCGATCCTGGCACTGAGATTGCTGCTGTGCAGAATTGGAGCGTTAGTTCATCGGTATCGTTAATTAGCACAAAAACTTTAAGTCAAACAGATGATGTTTTTACCCCTGTAGGAAGATCAACGACCGGCAGCTGTCGGATTTTGTACTACCAAGAAAATTTAGGGTTAAAAAACTCTAGCAATAGTGCAAGCACTTTTTTAAACAAGGTGCTTAAACAACGCGATAGCGCAGCTGACATTCTCAATGGCGCATCACTAGATCAAAATGATTCGGATGTTCCATCAAAAACGTTTCGGATTCGTTTAAAAATTGACGACGGAACAACCAACGGCAAGTTTATTGACATGAGAGTCTTTATCACAAATGTTTCTCTGTCAATGTCTGTTGGTGATGTTGTAGCGGCAGATATTCAATTCCAGTGCCAAGGCGCTCCAGTCGTGGTTGACATCTAATGAGCATTTACCTTGGAACGCATGGCAAAGTTGAACTACGTCGAGAGTTCGACGGGAATGACATCTTTTCAACGGTCAATGTTAGCGACGTCAATGTAACGCGAAAGCGTTTAAGTTTTGATTTTAAACTTGGTCAGTTGATAACTGGCGATCAAGTTGAGATCACAAGCACTAACGGCGCTGCACTTTCATTTTTCAATGGTTACACAAGAACAGGTATCAAGCGATTTATCAATGTTGATGCGCTTGGTGGGATAAGGTTTTACACGACGTTTGCTAATGCGGTAAATGGTGGAGCGGCAAATGCTGAAACTTTGGCAGCTCCTGGATCAGCCGTTCCAATCAAAGTTGTTGTGCAAAACTCTGACTTTCGTGTCATTGCACAGGTAAACAGCTTCGAGCTAAACACTCAGAGAGAAGTTATTGATACAACGAATTTATCCGATAGTTTTCGCAGTCAAGTTAGCTCGTTAATGTCTGGCTCGGGGAACATGAGTTGTTTCTGGGAATACACAGGAGAGACCGTGCAAGACTTGCCAATGTATCTCTTGCAGCTAATACTCCGTACAAAAGTTGGCAGTCAGTTTAGGGCAAAATTTTATTTAAAATCAAGCGGTCATAATCCAAGTGGTGTTGCCGCTAACTCAAATGATGAGATCTTTTATGAGTTTGATGGTGTGCTAACTGCGTGCGCTTCGCAGTTCAGCCCGTCTTCAACGGTTCAGTTCACTGCTGATTTTGTATCAACTGGTGAAATTGCGCTGAAAGTAGACCTTGAGCCTACTGCAAAGGTCTTGCAGGAAAACAGCGACGACATACTCTTGGATCAGGACGGCACAGCTAAGCTGTTGCTTGAAAGCTCAGACACTTAAGCCCTGGAGGCTAGTCAACAATGGCCGATCTTAAAATCAGCGATCTTTCAGCTCTGTCTGGTGGCGACTTGGTTGCTGCTGATGAGCTTGCCATTGTCGATGATTCAGCAAGTGAAACCAAGAAAATTACGGTTTCAAACCTGATTGCAAACGGTGTCACGCTTATAAGCGATGACGCAATCCCTGGGGCCAAGATTTTATTTGGTGCGGGAGACATTGCTACAGCAGCACTTGCTGACTCTGCTGTCACGGCAGCAAAGATTGGTGCGGACCAAGTAACGGCAGCAAAAATTGCTGACAACACGATTGTCAATCTTGTTTCAACGCTACCTACTTCTGGTGATTACACAGGTCAGCTTGCTTTAGATACTGATGATAATTCTTTGTATGTCTACAGCGGCACTGTATGGTTGAACACTAAAGCGCCAAGTTCTGTTAATGCTTTTACTGACACGACGTCAGGCATTATCAATATCACCACGGCTGTAAGCAGTGGAACGGCAACAGTCACAGCTTCAATTGACAACACTGCTTCTGCAGCACAGTTTTTAGCTGGACCTGTGGGATCTGGTGGAACGGTTGGTTATCGCACGATTGATGGCGGTGATTTACCGACTGCAACCACTACTTCAAAGGGTGGCGTCATTGTCAACGGTGGCGGACTCGCTTTAAGCACCGACACGATTCAGATTGACAACAGTGTCACTGCAAGTAGCACTAAACATCTTGTTACTTATGATGCCAATGGTTTAATTACTGGCGGCAGTGTAATTTCGTCATCAGATCTTCCCGTAGCGACAAGTTCTGCTAAGGGTGCTGTTATCGTTAGCGACGGTCTTGCTGTTGATGCAAGCGGCAATCTATCGATAGACAACACGGTAACCAGTGGAACATATACCAAAGTCACAGTTACGTCCAAGGGTGTTGTTTCTTCCGGTGACGTTTTAACTGCAGCGGACATTCCTGATCATTCTGCCGCAAAGCTGACTTCTGGAACGATTGGATCGTCTTTGATCGCCAATGATGCTATCACTGCCGAAAAGTTAGCTAATGAATCAACAGTAAAATTTGGCGGTGCTTTAGGCAGCGACAACGTAACTATTTTCCCATCTGGAGACTTTAAAGGACAGCTGTTCTGGGATGAAACCAGCCTTGATCTGTACGTTTATACAGGATCAGCCTTTATTCCAATTACGGTTCTATCTGGCAACCTTGTTAATGCTGGAACGTATAACGCAAACACTAATTTAGTTAGCAGCATTACGACTGCTGGATCATCTGCAGGGTTTGCCGTAGGGTCTGCCCTGCCTGCGCCAGTCGGAACAAATTTAAATCACTATGTGGTCGTAGACACCAGTGGTACAGGTACTGGAGCGGCACCTTCTGTTGCCTTGGCTCCACCTGACATGTTGTTGTCACAGGGTGTTGGAACTGAGTATTCATTAATCGACGTATCTAACGCTATTGCTGGTCAAACAGCTAGCAACATTTCATTCATTGCGAGTGGAACGATTGCTGCAACGGATGTGCAAGCAGCATTGCAGGAAGTTGATACAGAGAAGCTGCCAAAAGCTGGCGGCACAATGACTGGTGACTTGAACCTTGGAACTAGCACTAATGTGGTATTTGAAGGTTCATCAGCTGATGATTATGAGACAACTTTAACGGTCACTAATCCTACAGCTGACCGCACCATTACATTCCCGAATGTTACTGGAACGGTGGTGACAAGTGGTGATACCGGCAGTGTTACTAGCACAATGATTGCTGATGGAGCAATCGTCAATGCCGATATTAACGCTAGTGCAGAGATTGCAGTTAGCAAGCTTGCAAACGGTACTGCGCGTCAATTGCTGCAGACTGATGCTGGAGGCACAGGCGTCGAATTTACTAGCAACGTCGACATACCTGGAACGTTGGATGTTACAGGCAACAGCCTTTTTGACGGAACTCTTGCTGTTGCTGGGCTTTTAAGAGCAAATGGAAAGCTGCAGGTTTTTGCTGGAACTCCTAGCTCTGTTTCAATATGTCAAAGCATAGGTTCAGGAGACACTGACACCGGAATTTATTTTCCTACAGGAAGTGGCAACGGCATTGGAATCGCGTCAGGTGGGGCCGAAAGATTATTTATAAACGAAACAGGAAGTATTGGGATAGGAGGTCCGACAACTTTAGGCCCACAACAAGTGACAATAAAAAGCAGTCACCATTTTGCTATGGTATTAGACCGGGAAGGTGATTTACCCTCTTACATCCGCACAAATGCTAACAGGAGCACTTCAGGTACAAATATTGGAGGCAGTCAATATTTATGGGATGGCACCACCGTAGCGGCTATTTATGCTTTATCAGGAAGCGATGCTACCAATAAAGATAACGGATCTTTGGCTTTTTATACAACTATATCAGGCGCATCAAATACTGAGAAAATGAGGATAGACGAAAACGGAAATGTTGGAATCGGAGCAACTAATATTGGGTCGAGACTAGAAATTAAAAATCTTAGCAGTGGAACTGCGGCTCAGGCAAGAATTCATATTAATGATGGCCGTAATGGACAAAATCCAGACGATTTTGAGGGCTCAGGCTCACCTTTTGGCGGCGCAGGCGCAGGGTTGTTAATGACTGCTTTTGGCATGAACAATACAAACGCTTCTCTTACACCTGCAATTCAGTTTGGCTCGACTGATAACGCTTTTTCAACAACAAATCCAAAAGTTGGAGCTGCAATTAACGCATCAGCAAGTGAGGCATTTAACGCTGATACGACAGGTGGCATGAACTTGCACTTTTACACAACGCCAAACAATCCAGGTACAGGTCAAAGTATAGAAGAACGGATGGTTATCGACAGCTCGGGGAGGCTGTTGGTGGGGAATTCTTCGACTATTCCTATTAACGGTCTCGATTGTGCATTGCAAGTTGAAGGTGCAAGTACTGCAACCTCACGAATTTCAGTTATCAATCGCGGCAATAATGCCGAAGGCGCTGGCATTCAGATTGCAAAATCAAGGGGTACAATTCCGCACAGTGTTGCTGAGGATGATCAAGTAGGCGGCATATTCTGGTGTGCAGGTGATGGTAACGATTTCGTTTCGCAGGCTGCAAAAATTGAATGCTTCATTGATGCCCTTCCTGGCGGCAGTGATACACCTGGACGACTTGTATTTAGTACAACGCCTGATCAAACAGATACTCCGGTTGAGCGGTTCCGTATAGATAGTTATGGGCAGCATAAAATGCTGAGTGCGTCTGGCACAAGTACTCTTGAATTGAGAAATGGGACTGTTTCTGGAGGAGTACACAGACTTCTCTATGGTCTCCATTCAGCAACTACTAATGCTAATGGGACACCCATCTATTCAATCTTTACCAACGGAACTGTTGGAACACCTTCTGATATTCGTTTGAAGAAAAATGTTGAGTCTACTCGTGATGGTTACTTGAATGATATTGCCAATCTACGTGTTGTTAAATATCATTGGAAAACACAAGAAGATGCTGAACCCAAAGAACTTGGCCTGATTGCGCAGGAAGTTGAAGAAATTTTCCCTGGCTTAATCCACACGGAAGGGGAAGGTGATGATGAGGTCAAAGAAATTAAACGCTCTGTTCTCCCTTTTATGCTTTTAAAAGCTTTGCAAGAGGCAAACGCAAAGATCGAAACCCTAGAAGCCAAAGTCGCAGCACTTGAAGCTAGTTGACAGTAAACCGCCCCGTGGCAACGCGGGGCTTTCCATTTACACTGATCCTGAATTTGTTTAACTATGGCAAACACCTACGTTTGGAAAGTCGGTCAATGTGATCGCACTCTGTCTGATGGCATGATCAACACGCTCCACTACACAGTGAATGCTACTGATGAGGATGGAACGTATAGCGCTGGCGCTTATGGCTCTGTTGGTCTTGAAGCTGCAGACCCCAGCGACATGGTTGCTTATGACAGTGTGACTGAAGCGCAAGCAATCACTTGGGCGCAAGCTGCTATTGGTGGAGCGGACAAGGTTGCTGAAATTCATGCAGCATTGGATGCACAGCTTGTCGAAAAG